CCGATGATGAATAAATTTCAATCAAAAAGCCTTGAATTTAAGCCATTTTTTAGTGGTGCGAAGTGGCTATATGCACTCAATTAGTAACAAATCAGTAACAAGAAAAGCCACCCCTTGGAGTGGCTTTCGCAGCTATGCTCACTTAGAGTACTTATAGTGCTAACACAATAAGTATATAATCATGAGTGCCATTTATCAAGTGTCACGTGGCACTCTGTTGGAACGCTATCGGAACGCTATCGGAACGCTATAATTTTATCTTATTGATCTCTTTGTAAAGTATATTCTTGGATTCATTAGTGTAGACATCAAAAGTTATATCATTCATTTTGTGCCCTAAAACTTTCTTTCTCACATATATATTAATATTGTTTAACTGGCATAACGTTGCAAAAGTAACTCTAGTATCATGCATAGTATGCTTTGTATCTAATATATCGTTGATTTTTGGCAGTACCGATTTATTCGCAATGTTTCCGTAACAAGCGTCTATTAGCCTTTTGCCGTCTCTTAATAATTCATCAATTACATACTGTTTGATATCGTCATGTATTGGTATTACTCGATTCTTTCCGGCTTCAGTTTTTGAGCCGGTAACGATATAACTTATATACATTTCAGTTCCATCGTCATTGCAGTATTCGTCAATGTGTATATTGCTTCTGTCAATTTTAATTAATTCCGATGCACGACAACCTGTATAGATGTAGATAAGCATGATATGGGCCTCGTGTGTGTCCAACTCTTTCAGTTTCTTAATCTCATCAACGCTAAATGCATAATGCTTTGTTGATTCTTTATATTCAGCAACCTTTATATAAGAGGTATAATCATCATCACGTTTAATATATTGATGTATAACTGCGTACTTGAAAATCTTAGAACATAGCACCTTCATATGTACTTGTAATCCGTTGCCATATTTTGTGTTATCAAAAAACGATTGGAGATCCGCTAAAGAAATAGTGTTTATTGCTCGATTGTGCAGTGGCTCGAATTTCTTAATCCATGAGTTATAGCCTTCACGTGCAGATTTTGAAAGTTTTGAAATTTCTTCTTCATAAAGAATATCATAAATTTCTTTAAAAGTCGGTACATGTCTTTGCGTCTTTTCTACAATTCTATCAAATAAATTAGGAGCAATATTTCGAGCCTCTTCGTTTGAGATACTATTAGATTTCTTTAGAGAATAAAGAGACAACGCATTTAGTGCCTCCTCACGAGTCGTGAACGTTCCTATGCATATCTGTTTCTTCTTTCCTGTTATGATGTCACGTTCATCGCTCATTACACGAGCGCAGAAGGGAGTTCTTCGTTTGCCCGATAGTTTAACTACAGTTCCGGTATTGTTGGGTCTGCGCCCAAATCTAGTCTTTCTAGCCATAATGTGGCACGTCCTTTCTATTTGTTTTTGCCTTGAACGTGCCAATCATGATATAATTAAACACGTAAAAGGACTTTATGAGAGGTTTCTTTTACAAGTGTTGCATCCTAGTTGCCGCTAGGATGCTTTTTTTTTATTTAAATATTTATTTTTCTTATTTTTTATTGTAATAGTGCTTTTCTATATATTTTTGTAATTCATTCAAATCCGTATTGAAGTATTCGCATAATGCTATGGTGTCTTTCAGAAATATTCGACATTTACCTGTTTCAACATCATAGTACCACGTTTTTGCGTGGCCTACTGCAATTGCAGAATCATTGACAGAGACTCCTTTTGCAGTTCGCTTCTCTTTGAAGAATGCGCCAACCACCTTATAGTATTCGTCTTTCATTTTATTTTTCTCCTTTCTTCACCGTTATTTTAACATTGGTTTCCGGTGTAGACAACCGTTTAATAAAAATAAAATAATTTTATAATTGTTAAAAAAAACCAAAAATTACTAAAAATTATGTTGACACCGAACGAGATAGAAGGTATAGTATAGACATGAGTTCGGTAGTACCGGACTGCGAAAGAAAGAGGTGAGTAGATGTTGACTATAAAGCAAATTAGAATTGGAGCTGATTTAACTGTAGAACGTGCCAGTGAATTATGTGGATGTTCAGTGCCTACATATCTTAAGTGGGAGAAAAACCCAGCAAAGATGGAATTAGGAGCATTCTACAATTTAGTGGATTTCTACAATGATAAAAATCCAACTCGTCAAATTCTTTATACAGACGTGGAATTGTAATTATTTTTTTATCTTAACGTACGGTAATACCGAACGTAAAGAAAGGAGATCTCAATGGACGAATGGAACATGAGTGTCAGTGAAGCGATGGAACTCACTCACAAGAGCAGAGAGTTCATCATCAATGCGATACAGCAGGGTGTGATGCCTGGCTCTGTTGTAGAAGGAGAGAATGGACGAAGAACGGTCCACATACCCAGAAAGGCATTTATATCTTATATGACCGAGTGGAATATGAGTCCAACAGATGAGGTCATAGAAGCATTGTTTAAGAAATACACAAATAAATAAAAGTAGATTCGTAAGCATCTACGGCCGTGGGAGCAAGACTGTTGCATTTGTCATTTCTCCTATCATTTTCCAAAATCCATCCCACGGCTCTAGGTGCTTACGAGTAAGCGAGAAGAAAGGGGTAGACAAAATGATTTACGAAGTCACAACGAGTCAAATCAATAATTTCAAGGACTGTAGACGAAGATATTGGTTTGAATACAGAGAATTATTGAAACCTAAGAAAGAGAACGAGGCATTAGTGATAGGGAGCAGCTATCACGCAAAGGTAGAAGAAATCCTTACCACAGGCTCATTCACTGAAAGTCATGATTACACAGATGCGATGGCAAGAGCATTCATCAAGTATATTCTCCCTCAGTTGCCGGAGATTGTCGATGTTGAACAGGAGTTCAGATATCGATTAGCAAGAGGAATCTATCTAAAAGGAAAGATTGATGCAGTATCTGTTGATGGACTTATCGAGCATAAAACAACAGGAAACTACATTACCGACGAGTATATGTTCAAGGTTGATTTCATGAACGACCAGGTAAGTAATTATCTGATTGCTAAGGAAGAAACTAGACCAGTTACTTACACAGTCATCACTAAGCCAACGATTCGTCTAAAGAAGACAGAAACATTAGATGAATACATCGAACGTTGTGAAGCATGGTATGACGAAGATACAGAAAGAAAAATCAGAGTATTCACTGTAAGCCGTACAAAGGAAGAACTAGAAGAGCAGAGAAAAAATCTAGTTGCCATGGCTAAAGAAATCAAAAGATGTGACAGAGAGAAGTTCTTCTACAGAAACGATAGAGCATGTTCTATTCTTGGCTGTCCTTTCTCGGGCATCTGCAGCAACTATAACGGAGATGCTGAAACGTTAGTTGACTTCGAAAAGAAGTCATCAACAAATGAAGAATTAAACGAAAACGGAGGTAAAAAGAAATGGCTTTAAAAACGTACACAGCAGATAACATCGAAAATGAAGCATTCACCTGTCTGCTTTATGCAAAACCAGGTGATGGAAAAACTACAACAATTGGTAAACTACCAGGCAAGACCGTTGTCTTAGATATTGATAAGACAAGTGGTGTCTTAAGAAACAGTCTAAATGCCAAAGGAATTCTAATCGTAGATATCGATGTAGATGATATTGTGAACAGCGTGAATGAAGCACTTGCGTGGTTAGCAAGCAATACGGATAAATATGACAATATCGCAATCGATAACGTAAGCGAATTGCAGAATTGCATCCTATCTTATTATGGCCAACTTGGAAAAAATGATGGAGTTCCTTCACGAGGCGATTATCAGAAATTTCAGTTCGGTTTGGCTAGGATTATCAGAAACCTAAAAACGTTGCAGAAAAGAATTCTGTTAACAGCATGGCAGGAGTTAGTAGATGTTACTTCACCGACCGGAGAGCAGTATACATCGTTCATGCCTAGAATTCAGCAGGGCGTTAGAGATACTGTATGTGGACTATGTGATGTGGTTGGTCATCTAGAAATCACATCTACAGGAGAAAGAGTAATCAGACTTCTTTCAACAAAGAATGTTTATGCAAAAAATCAGCACGACGATAGAAAAGCGTGCAGACAGGAAGATTTATTCAGTACAGGAGGAAATAAATAATGGCAATTAATTGGGGATTTGAAGAGGTAGAAAACGAGTTTATTGAGTTGCCTCAAGGTATGTACAGATGTCGTATCAACACAGCAGAAGAAACAACAACATCAACAGGGAAACCGATGATCAGTCTGATGCTTGATATCAGCGGTCATAGTCAGAAATTATTCTACAATCTTGTGTTTGATGCATCTCATGCATCAATCGTAAACCAGAAATTACAGTCTATTTATGACAGCTTTGGTATCCCTAGAGGGAATATGGAAGCGAGTCAGTGGGTCGGTAAAGTCGGTGCATTAAAGACAAGAAAAGAAAAAGATCAGTACGGAGGCGATCGTACAGGCGTTCACTATTTCTTAAGCAAGAAACAGGCAATGAACTTACCAGCATGGCAGGAGCCTGGTGATGCCAATACAAAGCCAAAGTCATTAACACCACCATCATTTGAATCGCTCGATGATGTTCAGTTCTAATCTTAAGGGATTAAATGCTAAGGGATTATCAAGAAGACCTATACATTAAGACAGTAGAAGCCATTAGGCAGGGCAAGAGAGGAATACTTATTCAGATGCCTTGCCGAAGTGGCAAGTCGTTTCTCATGGCTGAAATGATAAAAAACTTAAAAGGCTACGGCTTGGTACTTGTTCATAGAAAAGAACTGATGAAGCAGCACAAAGCGTTACTTAATGAGTTAAGCATAACAAACGCTAGAGTTGCGAGTGTCTTTACAGAAGCCAATCATTTAGACGAACGTGAAAAACCATCGGTCATTTTCATTGATGAATGTCATCTAAGCGAGGCGAGCAGCTATAAGAAGGTATGCGAACATTACAAGGTTCTTGTGGTTGGATTCACTGCAACTCCTACACGATTGAATGGTGACAGATTATCACTGTTTGACTGTATTGTACAGGGGATAACGGCTAATGAATTAATGAACCGAGGAGCAATCAGCAATTATGACTACTATGCGCCTAATATCGGTATCGACACAAGTGATATAGCGATTGTAAGGGGCGATTATCGTACAAGTGAACTACAAGACCTATTCACTAAAAACTGCGTCTACGGCGATATATTCAAGTATTACAAGGAACTTGCTGATGGCAAGCAAGCCATCGCTTACTGCGTATCTATAGAGCATAGCAAGAAGGTTAGAGATCTGTTTATTGCGAACGGTGTGAGCGCTGTTCATCTAGACAGTCACACACCATCGAGTGAACGTGAAAAAGTCATGAACGATTTCAAACAGGGCAAATTCAAAATACTATGCAATGTAGGACTGATTAGCGAAGGTATTACAGTTCCGGACTGCGAGTGCTGCTTACTGCTCAGACCGACAATGTCGCTTGCTCTGTACATTCAGCAGTCAATGAGATGCCTCACTCCAAAAGAAGGAAAGAAGGCAGTTATCATCGATTATGTAGGAAACTTTCAGAGACATGGTCTGCCAACAAGTGACAGAGAATGGTCCTTGGATGGTGCAAAGAAAAGAAAGATGATAAATGACGATGGGTCATTTTCTATCCGTACATGCCCCCAGTGCTTCAAGGTATTCAAGACCGCCGATAAGTGTCCTTACTGCGGATATGAATACGAAGTCAAGGGCAGAGAACTGAAACAGATGGAAGATGTCAAATTGAGAGTGGTAAAAGAGCAAGAGGTCGAAGAATTAAACAAGAAGAAAAAAGAAATGAGAATGGAAGTTGGCCGTGCTAGAAGTCGTGATGAACTTATGAGAATCGCTAGAGAACGTGGCTACTCTGTCGCATGGGTACATATCCAAATGAGGTTGAAGGGAATATGCAGCTAGAACATATTATTCAAAATAAGGTGATGGTGGAACTGTCCGAAGCTGGCTTCACACCATACAGGATGATTGTTGGAACTTATTATACAAAGACTTTAAATCCTATAAAAGTAGGCATTGAAGGAACGCCGGATCTATTAGTTCTAAAGAATAATGGAGAGGTGTTTTGGGTAGAAATGAAAACAGATAAAAAAGGTAGCAGATTAAGAAAAGTTCAAGAGGATTACCACAAATTCCTAAAATCAATCAAGCATAGAGTATATGTCGTAAGAAACTTAGAAGACATAGAAAAGGTCATAGAGATTGAGAAAGAAAAAGAATCAATATGCAATTTATGATGTGGATGATATGTGCGTCTGCGTTGGCAATGCTCAAGAATGTTCACACTACCTTGGAATAACTCTGCACCATTTTTACACCAAATTGTCAGTTAAAGGAAATAAGAAATTCAAGATATATAAATTAGAGGAGGACACGAATGAATGATTGTGTGAACCACCCGTCTCATTATGAGACAGGAAAGTTTGAGTGCATTGAAGTAATGGAAGAAACACAAGGCATAGATGCAGTGAAAAACTTCTGCATCTGTAATGCATTCAAATATCTATATCGTCACGCTAACAAGAATGGATTAGAAGATATCAAAAAGGCCAGATGGTACTTAGACAAATACATAGAATTAAGCGAAAGAGGTGAGATTGATGCAGTACATAACAACGCCTGTAGATGACCTTCAAAGACAGGCTGAAAGCATCGAAAGCAAAGTTACAAAATTAAATGCAATCTATGAAGATTATGAAGACTTGATGGAAGATTATCGTGAATTGGAACGTTCTTCTTATAAACGCCGCGAAAGAGATTGCCATGAAATCAATGAATTAAGATACAAACTCAAATGCACAGAAGAGATGTTATCCAACAAGGAAGAACAGTTAGAAAACTGCCGAGCTGCAATCGGAATACTTGTGGCAGTCATTGCATTCTATGTTGCATTGACAGTAGCAATTTAAAAAAGGGGGAAAAGTTAAATGATTACTTTAAAATATGCAGATATTTGGGGATTTGAGCATGCCGTTAGAGGTATGCGAAACCCTATGAACAGTTGGGATAAGAGTGATACTTTCGTTGATTATGACCTTGTTTTACTAGGCAACAAAGATAAGGAACTAATGAAGAGATTAGTTCACGCTGGCCCTAGCCATAGAAAATTTTTAAGACAGATTTTTGTGAGTGTTGATATTACTGCTCCATTGTATTGGTGGAAGGAATTCGACACGTATAAGGTCGGCACTGTAGCAAATAGTTGCAGTACTATGCATAAGATTCATGATAAGGAGTTCACACTTGATGATTTCAGTGTTGAACATTGCGACATGCTGACAACAGATATCTTTGAATTACACATCATTCCTACATTGAATCTTTATAGAAAGTTATATTGCGGTATCGAAAGTGGCGAAAGAAAGGGTCAAAAATCAGACTGGTGGCAGATGATTCAGTTACTGCCTTCTTCTTACAACCAAAAGAGAACAGTAACTATGAATTACGAAAATCTGTTGAATATCTATGAAACTCGTAGAAACCACAAGTTGGACGAATGGAAGGATTTCTGCAAATGGATTGAAAGACTACCTAATGCAGAACTCATTACAGGAGAAGAAAAGAATGTATAAAGAAATAAGTAGATTGGTGGAATTATTAAAACTCCCACAAAGCAGAATACTTGAATTAGATAAAGTCGCACATCTTAATGGCGATGATTTAACTCTCACTATTGCATCGGAAGAATGTGCAGAGTTAATCCAGGCAATGTCAAAAGTCAAAAGACATGGGTTCCGTGGCATATATGAACGTAATCTGCACGAAGAGGTTGCTGATATATTAATCTGTATCGTTGAGTTAGTTTCTCTAGGGTACTTGGATATCGATAAAGTCATAGAATGGCAGAAATTCAAAATAAATCGAGAAGTGGATAGAGCACTTAAAAAGGTGGTGAGATAACGTGAGTTACAGTATTGGCATTTATGTGAAGGTTGAAGGATGCGATAAATATGCAGAAATCGCATATCCCGAATATTCTTCTCCTAGTTATAACTTAGGCAGACTATTTAGAAGCTGCATGGATTGGGATTTCAAAAGTGAAGAATATTATAGATGCGATTATGCGTTAGAACACTTAAACAAAGGAATTAAAGAATTAACGCATAACCCTTATGGGTATGCGGGGTTAATACCCGGAAATAATTGGAGGGAAACGCCCAGAGCCCTCAATGCATTACTTTCAATAAGAGACTGCATTTTAGAACAGGCAGAAGACATACCACTAGATTGTATGTACATGAATTGGGGGGGTGATTAAATGGCTATTATTAATCCATGGATTTTTTATCTAATCGAGGTCTTAAAAGGTTTAAAAGAAGTTAGTGTGGTTGCTATTTTTATGACAATAATAATGCTGATTTGTATAGGAATAGCAACATTATGGCTCAAATCTGAAGATTCTTTTTATCGTGGCGATAAAAACGCTTCTACCATAAAAGCGCTTATTCGAGCCTTCAAAAAGTTATCAATTGTTGCTTGCATTATTACGAGCGTGTACGTAGTTACTCCTTCTGAAGAAACAATGTATAAGATGCTAGTCGCTCAATACGTAACATATGAAAACGTAGACAAGGCTACAGAAAGCATCAAAGAAGGTGTTGACTATATCTTCAAGAAGTTAAACAAGGAGGACAAGAAAGATGAATAGCGTACTTATCAGTACAAACAATGGCAAGTATTACAGAATCACAGTCAGAACAGAGAAACCTGGAACGAATATCGGAATAGCGTGGGATAACATCCGAAATGCTGTAGCACGTGGAAAAACATGGATTGGTTTTTCTGAAGCAGATAATTTTGAAATTAAAGAAATGATGAGTGGAGTAAACGTATCAGCAGTCACACTCAATGTAAGTGATATCAGTTCTATCGAACTTCTTAAGGAGGACAAGAAAAATGTATAAGAAAGGTGAATATTTTGGTTTTAGCGCCGCTTTTGTAGAAATTGTAATCTTGAATTATCTTGAAAACCACACTCATTTTAAGTGGATTGCAAGAGACCAGGATGGTTGCTTGTGTGTTTATAAAGATAAACCTCATAAAGAAAAAACTGATGATAACATTGGCTATGTTTATTGGAATAGAAGCGATATTAAGTCGGATATAGAATTCTTAGGTCCGTTCGAAAATCTTTTCAAATACATCAAATGGGAAGACTCAGAACCTACGTCAATCGAAGATGTACTCGGTAATTGTGAGGTGATTGAGAATGCTTAATGTAGAGAAATATTTAAACGCACTTGTCAGCCATGATGAAATTATCTGCATCAAGGAAAGTGATGACAGTTTACATTTCTGCGGTGGCATTGAATGCGGTGAATGTCAGTATCGTAATAGTGAATACGACGATTGTTGTCACGCATTTGTGGCATGGATGTTCGATGAATACAAGGAACGTGATGATAGCGAGGTGATTGGAAATGACTGATAAAGAAAAACTAGAAGATTATGACGCTCTTTACGAGGCCCATGAAAAACTCGCTTATGACTGGGCAAAGTTAAAGAAAGAAAATAAAGAATTACGTGGTTATTATGATGACCTGCGCAAAAATTACAACGAACTTGTCATCAAATTCGACAATTTATACAGCGAACTTTGTGAGGAGGGGTACATAGAAGATGATTAAACTTTGGAATAAAGGCGAAGTACTCCAAAGGGTTTGCGAAGACATGTCAAAGGTAAATGAGTTGAGAGAGACATATTGTGAGCAGCTCGATAGAAACGAGAAGGAATTTGAACACATCAAAAACTATAACAGGCTTCTAGATAATTACAAAACTTTAAAAGCACATTATAAAGAATTAAGCAAGGAGTGCAAGGAACTCCAAGAGGAAAACATCTCCTTGCTTATCAATAAAAAATCGTCAGAAAGAACGAAAAACAAGATACTTGATGAAGTTCAACAATTACATGACCGAGTGATGGAACTGATTGCAGAGGAGATGAATGAAGATGATTAAAAGACCTAAGAAAGAAGAATTTATTGAGTGGGATCGTTTTGGGGATGGACACGTTAACAGTGTTCGATATTCAGAAGCCTTGGAGAAGTACTGCGATGAATTGGAAGCAGAGCATAAGATTTTAGAAAATTGGGATATCGCCTCATTTAGATACTACCAAGGCATGAGAGAGGCTTTGTGGATGGCTATCAATGATGCTATGAATGATGTCAGTGAATGGGGAAGATACGCTGATGCACGCAACAAACGTGCTGAATACGATAGATGCATTAAGCAAAACCAATCATATGCTTCTGGTGTTATGGAATTCTATGAAAACATGGGAGTGAAGAAAGCCTGGGCAAGAGAAAAGAATATCACGAAAATATTTGAAGAACTTAAGAAGATTACAAGGGGAGGCAAATAAGATGAATGATGCAGTCATGGATATCATAGGCATTCTGCTTATGACATGCACAATCATACTTATTGCTATCGGATTTTTTTGGAAAGAATAAATAAAGGAGAAATATTATGAACTATAGTTTAAACACAAGAGAAGTTAAGAGAGGAGATATCTTCTATATTACATATTCTAAGAATTTCAATGATTCATATTCGTACGATACTACAGGTAGACCTGGCGTAATCGTATCAGACAATCATTTGAACAGAGGCAGTGAATATGTTGAGGTTGTCTATCTTACAACAAAAATCAAGAGAGACATGCCTACTCATGTAGATGTGTTCTGCAAAACACCTTCTACTGCTCTCTGCGAAACTATCCATACTGTCGAAAAAGATCGAATCGGTACTTATGTGAGAACTGTAAGTGACGAAGAAATGGAAGGAATTGAACGTGGATTAAGACGTTCTCTAGGCATGAATGTACCAGTGACATCTGTTAATGATGCAGAACCTAATAATGATATGGAATTAGCCTCAATGCAGAAGGAAATCCAACTTACTGCAGAAAGAGATATGTACAAGAAATTGTATGAAGACTTATTATCAAAAGTCGTTGGAAGATAAGGAGGGATTTAAATGATAGTTTCAGAAATTGCAAAGAGTAAAAATGATGAGTTTTACACTCCATCTTACGCTATTGAGCCGATTATGAAATATATCAAATCTGGCTCGACAATATGGTGTCCTTTTGACACGGAAGACAGTCTATTTGTCAAGAATTTCGAGAATGCTGGGTATAACGTAATCCACTCTCACATAAGCGACGGTGGAGATTTCTTTGAAATGACACTACCCAAATGTGATTACATTATTTCCAACCCTCCATACAGTTTGAAAACTGAGGTGTTACAACGATTATTTGAACTAGACACACCTTTTGCGATGCTCGTTGGAGTGGTTGGGTTATTCGAAAGTCAGAAACGATTTGAGATGTTTCGCGATAACACGTTTGAATGTATGTATCTGAATAGACGAGTTTCTTATTTTAAAAATTACAACGATCAGAAGCCTAGTTTGAATCCTCCTTTCAGCAGTGTATATATATGTCATAGAATGCTTCCTCGTCAGATCGTGTTTGAAGAAATCCATAAATGAAGCAAGGAGTAGTAAAGAATGAAACGATGTAATCTGATATTTGAAGACCGTTGCTAAAAAGGAGGATTCACGTGGAAAAACTAAAACGACCTCAGCAAGAGAGTAACATGGCTGTACATTATTCATCGAAGACCGATGAATGGGCTACGCCGCAGGATTTTTTTGACCAGCTCGACAAGGAATTTCATTTTACGCTAGATCCATGTGCCGATGAGCAGAATCATAAATGCAAGAAATTCTACACAAAAGAGCAAAACGGTCTCTCGCATGATTGGGGGGGTCACACAGTCTTCTGTAATCCTCCCTACGGCAGAGAGATAGGCAAGTGGGTCAAATACTCGTACGAACAGTCAAGAAAAGAAAACACCATCGTGGTAATGCTTGTTCCATCAAGAACAGATACCAGGTGGTTTCACAACTATATCTACGGAAAAGCAGAAATAAGGTTCGTAAAAGGAAGACTAAAATTCGGAGGTGCAACTACAGGAGCACCGTTTCCGAGCATGGTGGTGATATACAGGTGAATGAGTATATTTACAAGAAAGTCGATTACTATTCAATGAGACAGCTAAGTGATGTAATCGATGAACTAAGAAGCAGATACAGAATAATAGGATATAGAGCGTATGCACAGGAACAGTATGCGATACTCACTCTATATCCTATAGAACAGGAGGGAATAGAATGATGCAGAAGAAAAGTGAATTAACTCCAACAGACATCAAGCTGGTATGGTACAAGGATCTCTGGCTTAAGTACTTATCTATGTGTGAAGTGGATTACTATAACGATGAAAGAATGAGACTAGAGTATCTATGCAACCTTATCCTTGATGATCTGATGAGGCCGGAATATAAACAGGTTAACCTTAATGTCTTTCCTCATTCTAGAGTTAAGCCAAACAAAACAGAGTTTGATACGATTATAGAATTTATTAAGAAAGGAGATGCCAAATGATATTCAGAATACTATCAAAAGAAGAAAAGAGTACCACGGCTCTCCTTCTGTACAGATATCTAATAGAAAAAGCGTACAAAGAAAGTGACATCGATTTATCATCAAATGCTGATAAGTATTATCTGACAGTGAATTACCTCATACAAAAGCATCCTATGTATGAAGAAGCAACAAACATCATAAATAATCTAGTAAATGATGGAGCAGACATGTCATTAATCTACAGGGTGAATCAAATAAATCCATTATCAACAAAAGAAAAGAAGGCATTATTTGAACTGCTATATGGATATATGACAGAAGAAACAGAAGAGATGCACAGGCTAGAAGATGAAGTGCCGGATTTATATAAATCGTTAATAAACGATATGATAAATTTCGAAATGATAAGGCGCAGTTATCGCTATATCTGTACTGCGCTGGATAAAGATATAGTCAAAGGAGATGTAAATGATGGACAATAAAGAACTGACAAAAGTAATTGATAATATGCAGAAAATCAACGAAAAACTGCTGAAGCAGAATGATAAACTGCATGAAGAACTGGAACACTCGAACAGAGATTTCTTTGTTCTTGCTGGACTGATAACTATCACGCTGCTGCTTGTACTGTATGCTATGTGGTAATGTGGAAAGGGGGAATCTTAAATGGCAAGACTAGCAGAAGTGTGGTGCACATTCAGAAATCCAATTAATCCGTCGCAGTTCTATGCGCTGAAGAATCGTTTTTATCTGATAAACCTGGATAACGTTACGTGGTTCATGGAATCGGCAGACTATAATATGAGAGGGGATGCATGGCTGATAAAGTTCTATCATAACGGAAAACAGATTCATTCGATGAAGTTCTATGATGAACGCTTAGCCAAAGACATGCTTAGATACCTTAAAGAGTTCAGACCGAAAAAGGAACACGGCACATTTGATTTCGAAGGAAGAACAATTGACATAGACGATGTAGTGATGATTTCCAACAAGTACTATAATGATGCCGATTCACTAGGTGATACGAAAAGGTACACTTTTCTGATACATACAGTCAACTCCAAATGCAAGAGAGTTACCAAAAGCAGCATACCAGGTCGAGAGACAATAAGAGAATTTCAGAAAAGATTCATTAGATAATATGAAAGGTGGTGATAAGTCATGAGTGATTACAGAGGTGATCTATACAGAAATATCATACTGAATTTCTACAAGCAGAAGCATAGACCGCCATATGTCGAGGAACTCAAGAGTCTAGGCGTCAAGGAACTGTACTTCAAGAAGAAGTACGGCTCATATCCTAACTACATCAGAAACGAATTGAGACTGCCTATTACACAGACATTCGCTAGAGACAGGATAGTAGTAGATAAGACAACAAACGAAGTTGTCTTCGAAGGCACGATTTATGAGATAAATGAATTCTTCTTCACTAATGAGCCGAACGTAACAAGACATACACTTGATTTCTATCTTAACAAGAAGGCATTCAGAAGGTACTGGTATATCTTCGCAAAGATGAACTATCATGTATGGGTTGCGAGCGACTGCGACTTCAAGCAGTACAGAAGAGCCATGTATTTCCTGTTCAGAAAGAAATGCTATCCAAATAATATGCTCTATGCGAAGAACGGAGAGGTGGCACAGCTCAAAAGGCTTGGAGAACAGCTCGACAGGGGTGAGATACAGCTGAGTGATGTGCTGGATGTGGAGAAATACAAGGAATTTATAGGAAAGGACATTGATTACTATGAGGTTGTATGACGAAATAAAACAGAATATAAACTGCATTGAACTCGCTGCAGAACTGGGCATCGAACTGCATAAGAACGGGGGCACATATCGTTGCCCCTCTTTTATTCATGAAGGACATAATCCCAACAGTGTCATGGTGAGCGAGGACTCATGGTTCTCGTTCAGTGACGGTGTCGGAGGAGATGTTACAGACATGCTTGCATATGCAAAGTATGATGGCGATAAATCAGAAGCATTCAGAGAAATGTGCCATCGTTTCAATCTTGCATTCAATGATACAGAATACAAGCAGAACTGCAGAGAATGGAACAATGCCATACTGCAGTGGCATAACGAACTGACAGAAGAGGATATAGAGTATCTGCACCAAAGAAAGATCAAGGACAGCACAATCAACAATCTGTACATAGGCAGCCATGTATTCAAGGAGAAATCGCCTAACGGCAAGATGGTGGATGTACCACGTATCATCATTCCTATATTCAAGAATAACAGCTGCGTCTACTACTGCGCTAGAAACAGAAGCGAATATGATGTGGTGAAATATAAGAAGCCATACCTGGAGGAGGCGTTCAAGGAGAATACGCTGTACGGTCTTGATACACTTAACAGAAGTGAGACTTATACCGACAACGATACAATCGTCATTGCAGAAGGAGTGTTCGACTTCTTGACATTCTACCAGGAAGGCTACAGAGTTCTATCGAGCGCCACAAGACTATCTAACAAGCAGACGGAGTATCTATGCAAGATTGCAAAGAAATTCAAGCGTGTGGCTATATGCTATGACAATGATGGAAGAGGTGTACAGTTCACAACGGCAACTGCAAAGCAGCTGTTCGAACATAATATTCCGTTCGATATAGTCAACATCCCTAGAGAGTACGGCAAGGATGTGAGCGACTGCTACTGCGCCGGCCTCTCACCTGTTACACTGCTGAATGATCATGTAGTGGACGGCACGCTATGGTATCTGAAGACTACCATGTCTGATATGGATGAACTGATGGAATATGTCTATAAGGCACACAGCCCTTATATGAGCAGAGTTAAGAAGAAAGCCATATTGCAGTATGCCAAGGAAGTTTTAGGCGCTAACGGCGAGGAAATGAAGGAAATACGAAGAGAACTGACAAGGGGCAAGACAAATGATGAATATGCCCATGAGTTTATTGCCAACTATGACTATAAGTTAAGATGCAATCCATCGCTTGGTTTCTACCGTTTCAACGGCACATACTGGAGCAGATGCGATGATGCACTAATCAGACAGGGAATCATGGAGATGTTCGATGTATCATTCAATCTTGAATCAGCAATACTGAACAAGGTCAGAACAATCGTATATGATGATACGCTGCCTAACCAGGTGAACTGTCTGAACCTCAAGAACGGTACACTGTATTTCACGGAGAATCCATTTGACGGCTATTACAGATTCACTAGAAAGCGCAACCCCGATGACTTCAATGACTATGTACTCAACTACGAGTACAGAGAGAATGCATACAGCCAGGACTGGGAGGATTTCCTAAGCAGCACCACAAGCAGTGACGAGAAACTGATCAAGCGATTCGCAGAGTACTTCGGCTCGGTATTCATGGAACACAGCATACAGGATAAGGCGTACCTCTTCTATGGAAACGGAAGCAACGGAAAGAGTGTGCTGACAAAGGTATTGAGTGCATTGCTGGGTGACGGAAAATTATGCAGTACTCTAGAATTAAGCCGTCTAGGTGGGCGCTTTGACACGTTACATTTATTAGGCAAGTATGTTAATTTCTGCCATGAAGCGACAAGCGACATCAAGGAGGCAGAGCCTATATTCAAGGCGATCACATCAAACGATGTCATATCCACTGATGTGAAGGGCAAGCCACGTATTGAATTCAAGCCTAGATGCAAGATATTCATCGACTGCAACGAACTGCCAAGAGCGAACAAGTCAAACGGCGGATGGCTCAGAAGGTTCGAGGGTACGAAACACAAATTCAATAACACATTCACTACAGATGAGTCAAGGGTGGATGACATCCATGTATTCAGAGCGATACCAGGGATAGACACACTCCTCACAAGCGATGAAGTGCTGCCTGCAGTATTGTGGTGGAGCATTGGTGGTTATGTCAGACTGATTGAGAACGGCTATGAGTTCAGCGAGATAGATGAGGACAAGGATTTGGAATACGAGTTCGCTATCGAGAGCAACCATGTTATTGAGTTCCTTAATGAGTTCGACTGGGTCGATAATGGCATGACTCTTACATCAATGAGAGCAAACAGAGTGTATGAGATATACAAAGAATGGTGCGATGAATGCAGATACAGAGTTTCCGGCAGAAACACCTTCTACAAGAATCTGAAGGGAGCAATTACTTATTTCGATGGAGCAGAAACACCACACTGCGAATTAAAGTCCATAAGAAAGCAGTGGTTTTTGGTGAAAAAGTAGGGGGGTACACAACTTATGGTGTTTTAAAACACCACAAACACCACATGACTATTTTTCACTCTTTTTAGAATAGTCCATAAAATGATACCGTAATGCCATAAACACCATATACGAATTTGAAAATACCACATGCAAAAAACATTGATATTTACTTACTTTTTTATATATTATGTGGTGTTTTGGTATTTTATATATAAGTAAATAATATAGAGAATATAAAAGAGGTATATATGTATTTATATATAGAGAGTATAGGAAACGGGGTCAAAAACACCAAAACACCATATCACTCATATACACAGACCTTGTGTGTGTGCGATTTTTTTGCCGGGAGGGGATGTGTGAATGTGATACATGAGGGAGAGGGACTGAATCTGACCATCGGTCATTTATTTTGTCAATACTTTTTTAGAATTTCGATTTTTTGGAGGTAAAAAAATGGCGAAGAAGAAGTTCGACTACAACGAGATGGGCGAAAGCAAGCTGCCTGTCGCACGTGCAAGAGAGATGCTCAAGTTAAAAAGAGCGACAATCAACGATTTTGATGTAATCAAGAACAGAAGTTATGAATATCTTACTTACTGCGATGAAAACAACAGAGTTCCTACCCTGAGAGGTCTATGTGTCTGCCTTGGAGTTTCACCAGACACTGTTAACAGATGGATTGCTGAGAGACCTAATCATGAAACAACGATTTTTCTCTCACAGATGCTTAATCTGATGGCTGATAATCTCGAACAGGGAGCGCTTCAAGGAACTATGGATAGAAACGCTTCTGTATTTCTGCTGAAATCCAATTTCGGCTATAGAGATAACCAGGATATGAAGGTTCATCACATGGTTTCTGAAAGCAAATCAATTGAACAGATCGAAAAGGAAATTTCTGCTGTTGTTATAGATGCAGATTTTGAGGAGAAATAAAAAAAGGTGAGCGTTTTATGCTCACCTTTTTACATATGCACGTGAAAATTCTGCCACCACACGTGTGAGAATTTTGACGGCGCCTTACGCCATCTAAAATTTTGCCGTATTTTTCCCATTTTCTTGTGTATAGATTTTTTCGTGGTTCTATGCTTATATTGGTATAGGCTGCATGTACTCATGGTATGGATTACATGCGCCTATAGCCTTAAATAGGCTATATTTCAATCCTAAGACACGTTTATATGAAAGATGATAATTATATCACGATAGTATAAAACACGCTTAAAAGGGCTATTTAAAGCCCTGTAGTAATGTATACAAATTGGTGTGTATGAGCTGCATTATATAAATAGCCCACATTTCAATTCTAAGCGTTGTTTATGTGGTTATGGTGTATTTATATCACCATTATATAAAAGTCTTCTAGAATGCTTAAATTGCTTATTTACCTATGATCATGAAATGTTTATGAACGCTAATATGTTTATAATCATTAAATGTTTATGAACGACAAAAAAGAAGATGTTACCATCTTCTTTTTATAATTCTCTTACCGTTGAAACTTAATAAGCATATTTCCAACCATGACATAAAGAAGAAAACTGCTTTAATAAACCACCATATCAACCACAACGGAAAGAAACACAAATACATTAATAATCTAAGCATTAATCAACCCCCTCGATACGAATAGCACGGCTCGCGACTGGGTCCACCTTAATAAACATACCCATCACGTCATATATTTCCGTGTTTTCCGTTTCTTCTACTATATCATACATAGTTCTAATATAACAGATATCTTCACTATTTGTGATTTCTTCATAGGCTTCTAACTTTTCTAAAATTTTTAGTTCCTGTTCTTCATCACCATAGTAATAATAATCATCGCCATAATAGTACTTACTATAATAAGTATCATCATAATGATAATATCTTGTTTGCCATGGGATATAGCCTTCATTACTATAATAGATACCATCGTTTTCGATCCAGTCACCATATTGGTATATATTGCCGTGACTGTCTAAGAACGCCAGGCGTGAACCATTTATAATAGGTTCTAGCAGCTTTTCCGTTCTATCATCGTGTAAGAATTTAGGGTTCATATCATAGAGATATGATACACACTTATTCACAAATAATTGTGTATCACTATAGATACTTTTCTTTTCCTCAAAATCACTAATAATCCCATTGTGCGCCATTCCTAAGTTGGTTATAACGTGTGGTTTACGTAAGGCGTTTAAATCACTAGTGACAGGGAAAGGATGGCAAGTGGCGCCATCTGTTTTCCCACTAGTGGAAATTCTAAAATGCAAGATTAAAGGTATTTCATCAATATTAATTTTCTTTTTTAATTTATCAAGACTATTTAACAATTCTTTTAATGTCATGAAACCTTTATTGATATGTACTCTATTGTTATATGCATACATATAACCCGCTCCGTCGGGGTTATTTTCAAACATTGTTTCAATGATACTTTCATCAATCATTTTTTGATGAGCTGGTTTGATTGCAATAATACACATTAGAAAGCACCTCCTAAAAGATTAGAAAGTTCTTTTCTACTGCACAATTTGTAATAGCCGTGATCTTCTAAGTTTTCAGATAAATCAGTTAAATCAATATAATTTTGCTTTCTTAGTTTTAACTCATCACCATCATTATAGAGACAGTAGAAAACAATTGTATCGCCTACAATTTCACCGATAGAAACATAATTTCTATTGATAAATACGTTTTCTTTTAGTGACTTTTCAAGCGCCTCCATATATTCCCTGTCTTTTTCTTCTAGCATAGATAGATTTAATTCACTATCGCAATAGATCCCGCGTGATTCGTTGTATTCTCTACAATAATCACCATCTAATAATGAATCCCATGTAATAATATCCTTGTCACTCATAGCAGCAATACAGATATTATGCACTAATTCAAGGCTTGCCATAAATGTTTCATATCTTAAAGTACCACGGAAAAATCTAAACTCATAAGTAGAACTATTGTTTTCATTGAACCATGTAGAATGTCCATAGTGTTTTGAATTTTTAGCCTTTTGGATGGTTACGTATTCCTTAGCGATTCTTTCGTTAAAATCTGAATAGTCATAATCCCAACGCTGGCGGCGTGAGAACTGGAACAACTCTTCTTTAAAGAAGAAAAGAATTGTTTTTAGTCTGCTATAACCGCGATCGTCGAAAAATGATTTATTTACGTGTACATGAAGCCCGCAAGTCCCGGCATCATGTGAACTACATTTTCCATCTAGTTCACTGAAAAACCAATCGTTATAATGTTGGTTCTTGTGATAGGCTAGTGTACAAGGTTGACTAATAAACTCAAACGCTACGGTACAGTCATATTCACAATGTAAAACGCCTGTACTATCACCATCTAATACGCTTGAGGCTAAACTTTCACAATCACCGCGCACGTCATCAACTTCTAATTCAAACCCCATAAATAAAGGGCTTTCACGTGCTAGAGAACGAGGATAATAACCACCATGATAACAATGATAATCATAAATAACAGGTTCCATATCTTCCCAACAGGTATCACAATAATAGTTGCCATTTCTACAATGCATATCATAATCGCTGCTGAAATAATCGCCGCATTCATCACACTTTTGAAAATCATAATCCCTTGATACATATTCATCTGTATCTGTTAGATAAACAGTATAATTTTCTGGTTGATAGTCTTCAGTATCTTCACGATAAATATAATTTCCATTTTGTATAGTATCATTAGTTAAAAGGTCATTATTACAATAACCATAATCGCTGGTATCTTTATTAATATAGCAATCTTCTAAAGTAGAATATTCAATATAATATTCATCTTCTAATTCTTCTAATTTCTCCATAGAAATAAATGAAAAATCGTTGTGGTCATAATACTTTACTAAATTATCCATAATGTTTTACCTTAAGAAAAACATATGATATAATCATGTTGCTATTTGTCGGTCAAACATATAGCACTAATATAAAGAGATTAATTCTAATATGTACATCTATATATAGATTGGTACGTTGTGGATTAATCTCTTTTCTTTTTCAGTACTATACATAGCAATATATATATATATATATACGTTTCTCTTTTCCTTTTGAGATTTTCACGTTATTTAATTGTCAATGAACTATCTTATAAACGTTGTTTAACGTTTATACCTATATTATACGTAAAATAGCGTTTATGTCAATGATTAATAAACGTTATTTAAAGATTATTTTAATGTGTCTTTTAAACGTTCGTTTTTTAGACATGAACATTTTAATACCCCGCCCCGCCCACTATTTTCGAGGGTTACACCGAAGGTGCTCAACCCCGCTACCACCGACGGCCAAAATTTAAGAACGAACGTGAAATAGCGTTGACAACAGTGAAATACAGTGCTATACTCTAATTGAAAGGTGAATGGAGGTAATGATATATGAATCTAAAAGAAGCGATGCACAAATTAATTGAAGATAATAACAGTTCATTCGCTAGACTTGCAGAAAGGTTAGGGTACAAGCGAGCATCAAGCATTGGCGATATAGTCGGAAGAGGAGACACAAAGGTCAGCATCCTAATCAACATATGCAACGAACTTGACTATGACATCATCATCAGACCAAGAGGCGGAAACGACAGAGCAGAAAGAACAATCGTACTAGATGAAGTGCCCGACAGAGAAGACAACAGAGGCAAATGGCGATGAAATACGGCTACGCACGAGTGAGCACAGGAAAGCAGTCTCTCGACAGACAGATAGACAGCCTGCACTCATACAATGTAGACTATATATTCAGTGACAAGTACACGGGCACAAGAATCGACAGACCGAACTACTGCAAGTTGAAGGAAACGATAAAGAAAGGCGATGAACTATACATCCACGCACTAGACAGACTTGGAAGAAATAAACAGCTCATAAAGGACGAGATTAGGTTTTTCCAGGAAAAGGGTGTTATAATAAGAATACTTAATATGCCTACAACCATGATTGAACTGGACGGACAGGAATGGATCATCGAGATGATAAACAACATAATCCTTGAGGTGCTTTCATCACTCGCTCAGCAGGAGCATGACATGATGGTGGAGAGAACCGTTGAAGGTCTCAAAGCTGCACGCAAGAGAGGAAAGAGCATCGGAAGACCGACCGTCTCAATCGAAGAGGTAGATAACCTGGTCAGACAGGGTATATCGATAACAGATGCCTGCAAGCAGTGCAATGTGAGCAGAGCAACGTATTATAAGCATAGAGCCTAGAGCCATGCACCACATATGGTGTAGGCTCTTTTTTTTGTGCACTAAATGATGAAACACAGCAATAGATAAAGGAGGAAATATGGCAATAGATAAGAAGAAAGTGAAGCTGTACAAGAGTACTGACAGTCTTACTGCCAAGTATGACATTGTGCTGAACTGCTATGCTACGAACGACAAGGATACGCTTTTACATCTGAACAAGGACTTAAGGCGCAGACTGGCTGAAGCAAACAGCAACAGAAGCAAGGATATCGAGGAGCGATACAACATGTATCAGATGTATAAGAAGACATTCCTGTTTACGGCGCATTATTCGTTCGAGGACTACATGCTTTATCTCGAGATAAACAGACCTGTCAATGAGCAGTTCTACCGCCCTCGAATGAAGATACTGAAAACCGTAGTAAAAGATCTGCAGGACCTCCATGACGGAAATCTACAGGAACTGTTCATCTCGATGCCGCCACGAGTAGGCAAGACAACACTGATCATGTTCTTTCTTACATGGCTCATGGGAATCAATTCAGAGAAGACGAATCTGTACAGCAGTTTCTCTGACACGATTACGCATTCGTTCTATGAAGGTATAAATGAAATCATCAATGACAATATGACCTATACATACAGTGAGATTTTCCCAGCATCCGTCATAGTGAATCAGAACTCTAGATTGAACACGCTGGATTTGGAACGAAAGAAGAGATATCCAACACTTACATGTCGTTCTATCTATGGAACACTGAACGGTTCATGTGACTGTAACGGTGTGCTTATCGGCGATGACTTGATTGGCGGTATCGAAGAAGCACTTAATCCGGAACGTATGTACAAGACATGGAAACTAGTGGATAACAACCTCATTACACGTGCTAAACAGGGAAGCAAGGTATTGTGGATAGGTACTAGATGGTCGCTTGTAGACCCAGCCGGTCTAAGACAGGACCTTATATTGAATGATCCGAACTTCAAGTCAAGAAAGTATAAGATCGTGAATCTGCCAGCACTCAATGAGAATGATGAATCCAATTTCGACTATGACTATGGCGTTGGATTCTCTACTGAATACTATCAGCAGAGAAGGGCGTCATTCGAGAGGAACGATGACATGGCATCCTGGTTCGCACAGTACCAGGGAGAGCCTGTAGAACGTGAAGGTGCATTGTTCAATGGTGGAGATATGAAGTTCTATAACGGAATACTGCCGAATGAAGAGCCAGTCAGAAGACTGACCGTGGTAGATACTGCCTGGGGCGGTGGTGACTACGTGAGCGCTCCTATAGCCTATCAGTATGCAGATGGAACGGTATATATACCCGACGTTGTGTTCAATAACGGCGATAAGAGAATAACACAGCCGGAAGTGGCGAAGAAAATCGCTTCGTGGGGTGTACAGGACTGCGATGTCGAAAAGAATAATGGTGGTGAAGGCTATGCCGAAGATGTAGAGAAGGAACTCGAACGACTTGGTTACAAATGCGTCATAACATCACACAGTGCGCCGACAACAAAGGCAAAAGAGGTGCGTATATTTCAGAATGCTCCCGATATTAGAGAATTCTATTTCCTTGAGCCAGGCAAACGTTCAAAAGAATATTCAATGTTCATGAATAACCTGTTCTCATTCAAGATACTAGGCAAGAACGAGCACGATGATGCGCCCGACAGCTTGTCACAGTTGTGCGACAGACTGTACGGAGGCTATGGAACGATAAAAGAAATATTCAAAAGACCATGCTAAAAGGCGCCGTTTCTCTCTCTGCAAAATACAATGATATTAGGGATGCCTGCATTCATTTGCCTACCCCCTATGTCACCTACAAGGCATCCCTCATATCTATTCATTACAGGGAGGAAATCAATGAAAAAGAACATATATTGTCCTCTCTGCTTGAAGAGAGGAAAAAAGAAGATACTAGGCAGAGTAAGCGACGATACAAGCGGCACGCTATATCTCTGGTGCAAGGTAGACAAGAAAGAAATAGAAATTCGTGTGGAAGGAGGCAACGCTGGTGATTAACAGAGGTAGAAAGACAATCTATTCAAGTGAATCAGAAATCACAAGAGATAATGTTCAGAGAGTAGTCACATATGCGATGCAGACACACGAATTAAACCGCAAGGATATAAAGTACCTTATCGAGTACGAAAAGGGAAGACAGGACATCCTTGATAGAGAAAAGCCTGTAAGGCCCGAAATTAACGAGAAGATAGTAGAGAATCACGCATCACAGATTGTTAATTTCAAAACTGCTTTCGTGTTTGGCTCGCCAATCAGATATGTTCAGAAGGCTGAACAGGAATTGAAGAGCGAAACTACATCAGATGAGGATGATGGGTACATCGGTGAACTAAACAGCATGTGCTTTGATGAAAGAAAGCACACAAAGGACCAGGAATTGGCAAAGACATTTCTAACATGCGGTGTGGGATATAGAGGAGTTTTTCCTCAAAAGGATAAAACCGCTTATACACCTTTTAGAATTGTCAACCTGGATCCTATGAACACATTCATCATCTACAGTCCCGACATTTTTCACGATCCGTTACTTGCAGTCACATACTGGCGTGATATGAACGATAAAGGGATTGTGGAAGAAACGCATTATACGGCCTACACGAATGACAGGGTGTTTCAGTTCACAGATACGCATGTCGGTGAGGTCGAAGAAAGCGTAAATGGTATCGGAGCAATTCCTATTGTTGAATATCGACAGGATTATGACAAGATGGGATGCTTCGAGAGAGCCATCGGCCTATTAAATGCAATCAACACATGCACAAGCGACAGACTGAATGGACTGGCACAGAATGTACAGTCATTCATTTGGTTTGATAACGTTGACATGAATAAAGAAGACTATGACGAACTTAGAGAGAACGGTGCATTATCCACAACAAGCAGAAACGGAACTACAGCGTCCGTAAAGACGATTGAGACATCACTTAATCAGAATGAAATTCAGAGTTTGAGTGATTACTTATATGCCCAGTTATTGCAGATCTGCGCTATGCCTTCTAGAGAAGCACAGAGTGGTTCTACAACAGGGCAGTCATCTATGCTGAGTGGTGGATGGCAGGAAGCAGAAGAAGATGCTTATCGACTTGAAGAGATGTTCGATGAAGGGGAAAAGAAGTTCCTCGCTATCGTTAAAAACATTCTCGACCGAAGCAATACAGTTGTTAAGGAAGAAGTCAAACTAAGAGATATTGACATCAAGTTCTCTAGAAACAAGGTCACTAATATGCTTGTCAAGACACAGGGGCTTCTAAATATGAAGACATTCGGCATCCATCCAAGAGTTGCCATTCAGACTGCTGACTTATTCAGCGACCCTCAGCAGGTGTATGTGGACAGCAGAGAGTACCTGGCCAAAGCATATAGCACAGAATTGAAAACAACTGTCAATAGCGAAGATAAGGATTTGCAAAACAATCCCCAAGGAGATAACCCAGCGACAGTTACAGATGACCAGAATATACAGATGTCATTCGTAAATTCCGGTTAGCATATTTGAGTTAGTATATTTGAGTTAGAGAAAAACTTTAAAGAGCACATATACAGTTAGAGAAAAACTTTAAAAAGCACATACATAGTTAGAGAAAAACTTTAAAGAGCAAGGAGAACCAAAATGAACGTAAGAGAAATTTTAGGCGCTAGATTAACTGAAGACACAACAATCGAAGATTTAATCGAAATGTTAGAAGCAGACAATTCTACTGTATCAGTCAGAGAATATAACGCTATGAAAGATAAGAGTGATAAAAACGCAAAGGAAGCAGCCAACTATAGAAAGCAGCTCAATGCGAATAAATCACAGGAAGAGATTAATAAAGAAGAAACTCAGAGACAGTTGGATGAATTGGCCAGTCAAAATGCTGATCTCACAAAAAAACTATCAATCATGGAAAATGAGAAGAAATTCATATCTATGGGATATAACGAGGAGAGTGCGCACAAAGTGGCTAGTGCTTTAGCCGAGGGTGATATGAAATCATTTTTCAAGCAGCAGGAAATTTTTAATGCTGAATTAAACAAGAAATACAAAGCAGAGGCGTTAAACAATACAAAAACGCCAGGACAGGACGATAATCACGACGATATCATGACAAAAGAGAAGTTAAGCACAATGTCATTAAGGGAACAGATGAAGTTCGCTGAAGAAAATCCTAGTGAATATCAGTCAATTTACGGCAAAGGAGAATAAGATATATGGCAAACACACCATATCCTAATTATGTATTGGAAAACAAGTTTGAAGACCAATACCAGACATATCTAGACTTAATGCAGTTCTGTACTGTTGATAACTCATTAACAGGAGAACCTGGCATGAAGAAAAAAATCCGTACTTATGTAGCAACTGATGGTACGGAAACAGTAGCAAAAGGCGAAGGAAACACTAAGTCAATCACAGCCAGCTACACTGAAACAGAATACACAATCGAGACATTACAGAACAGATTCGATTGGTATGATGAAGATGAAATGGAAGATCCATTAGTAGTTGATAAAGGCTTAGAACACCAGGCAGTTGACATGTTCAACACTGCCAACAAGAAGGCTATTGCTGAATTTGCAAAAGCCACTCAGAAAGTAGAGACTGCTAAGTTCGATTTCAACTCTTTCGTTGATGCAGTAGCATCTATCAAGGACTTAAAAATCAGTGAATCAACTGAAATCACAGGATTAGGCGTTTTCGCATTAGTTCACAAGGATGATGTTGCAGAAATTCGTAAGAACTTAGGGGAATTACTTAAGTACGTTGAGGCATATGCACGTAGCGGCTACATCGGAACAGTTGCTGGTGTAAACATCTACACATCTGCTTTAGCAACTAAAGGGCAGTTTGCAGTAGCAACTAAAGAAGCAGTCACTTACTTCAACAAGAAGGGTGCAGAAGCTGAATCTTCAACTAGAGGAAGCCGTTCAGCAGAAAATGCTAACAAGCGTGAAAACACAGTTTTCTTAAGAAAGTATGGTATTTTCGCCTTAACAAATCAGAACTACATTGTAAAGGTTGTTAAGAGTGCAACTAGTGGACTCGCTGCGGGGGATGAAATTCCTACAGTCTAGAAAGGGGTAGAGAATGAAAAAAGTAGAAGTGATTAAAGCGTTTTATGACGCAAAAAACAAAAAGACCCTACGTAAAGTAGGGGATGTGATTAAAGTTACAGAAATCAGAGCAATGGAACTCATTGAAAAAGAGTTTGCAAAAGAAGTGGAATAGTGAATATGAAAGGGGATGATAAATATGACACAGGAAGAAATTCTGAAAATCAAACTAAAAGATGATGATGTTAATAACGATGAATTAGAAGTTCTTCTACAAAGTGCTAAGTTAATCATCCTCTCAAATCGCTATCCTTATCATGATTTTCCTGTTGATGACAACGGAGAATATATTCTTGAGAATAGATACAAGGATCTGCAGATAAGAATTGCAGTGGAATTATTTGCAAAAGCCGGTGCAGAAGGAGAACTGACCCACACAGAAAATGCAGTAACAAGACAATGGGCAAGTGCCGATGTTTCGCCTGCATTGTTAAAGGAAATTATTCCTAAAGCGAAGGTATTCTAAATGAGAAACTTCAAGAGAGATCAGTTCACAATCTACTATGCACTGTTCCAAAAGGATAGTGCCACGGATAAATACGGCAACAGAATAGGCGGCTATACTGAACCGACAAAATTAAAAATTTCACTTTCTGCAGCAAAGGGCGATTCGAATTATAACGTATTCGGTAAAGATACTGATTATGACAGAGAGATGGTTACGACAGATACCAGCTGTCCTATTGATGAATATTCTAGATTATGGATTGGCGTCGATACGTCAGAGACCCACAATTACGTAGTGACAAAAGTCGCAGTAAGCAAGAGGGAGAAGAGATATGCAATCAAGGAATATAAAGGTTAGGCTGAACGATGAAAGTATCAGTCAAGCCATCTCTAGTCTTAAGGAATACAAGAAAACACTGAAATATAAGCAGGCCGCTCTCATGAAAGAACTCGGTGAGCATGGCTTTGAGGTGATGGTCAGAGAGATTGATTCCTATCCAATGCCTTATTCTAAGGACGATTTAATTAATAGTGTGTCATATGAATGCACAGGTAAAACAGTCACTATTTACAATGCATCTGAACATGCTTTATTTGTAGAATTTGGAACCGGAATCGTTGGCTCACGTTCGCCGCATCCACACGATACCATCGGGTATCACTATGATGTCAATAATCACGGTGATGATGGGTGGTATTATCGTGATGAAGGCAAATGGCAGTGGACAAAAGGTTTGCCATCTAGACCATTCGCTCATGGCACATACGAGACTTTGAGGGCAGAACTTATCGATATTGTGAAGAAGGTGTTTCAACAGTGATTGACAAAGAAGATGGATTATTTGCTGAAATTGCAAATGAACTTAGAAAACAGTTTCGTGATATCTATATTATCGGAAAACAATTATCTTCTGAACCACCTAGATTTCCGGCAGTATCTATCATTCAAGAGAACAACGTAGTAAACAAACGATATAGTACATTTGACGAGATGGAAAATGTTGCTCATATTACGCAGTACATTGAAATCTATTCTAATGATAAAGAGCAGAAAGAAGAAATATGCAAATCGATATCGTTAGTAATTGATAATGTATTGAAAACTCATAGCTATTGCAGAATGCTTAACCAGCCGATGGTTAACGCTGATGATACTATAGCAAGAAGAATCATGAGATATAAGAAAGAAAATGAAACACAATATTAAGGAGGATAAATATGGGAGTAGCAATCAACACAGCTGGCGTAACTGTAGGATATGCCGTTGAAGCGACAGCAGGTACTAGACCAACTAGTGGGTACACTGTAATTCCGGACATCAAGTCCGTTCCGGAACTAAATCCAAGTCCGGAAACTTTAGAATCTACTGATCTAATGGAAACAGAGTACAAGACTTATATTGAAGGCTTAAAGGACTTAGGTGGAGCATTAGCATTCACAGCAAACCTAACAGAGGAACTCATTACAGTTTGGGATGCCTTAATTGGAAAGTACGAAGAAGCTGCAAAGACAGGCAAGGCTACATGGTTTGAAATCAAGCATCCTAAGTTAGCAAAATCTGTTTACTTTAGTGGTCAGCCATCAAAGACAGGTTTACCAGCAATTGAAGTAAACAGCATCTTAGAAACTAACTTATATATCACACCTACAGGTGCACCTGAATGGGGAGCAAAAAGCACTGATAACGTATAAGTTAGAGGCGCTTTAATCGGCGCCTTTTTTTAATAATTTATAGAGGAGATAAGCAAGTATGGAAAAAACAAATAGCACAACAATCAAGTTTGCATACGAAGGCAAGAATTATGAATTAGGTTATACAAGAGAAATTGTCGGTAAGATGGTTGGAGAAGGCTTTGAAATTGAAAAAGCAGCTAAGAACCCACTTGATGCGATTTATGAATTATTCATTAATTCGTTTGAAATGAATCATCAAGATACAGATATCGATACAAGAGAAAAGATTTTAAAGAATCTTGGCAATAAAGAGCATCTATTTGCAGTACTTGTAGAAATGTTCTCTGAACCAATCGAATTCCTAGGAGAACCAGAAAAAAACGCAATCGAGTGGACAGTATAGAAAGCGAAAGTGATGCCGATGCGTCCACGAACGATTATAGGAAAGTAATGAATGAGTGGTTTCCCTATTATCTTGCGTTAGGGATGACCTATGAACAGTATTGGCGTAGTGACCCATATCTTACGGTTTATTATCAAAAAGCCAAGAAAATGAAGTTTGATTATGATAATCAGATGGCTTGGATAAATGGAATGTATATCTATGATGCCGTGTCGGCTATTGTGTTCAATACATGGTGCCGTAAGGAAGGGGAACAGTGTAAAAATTATACTGATAAGCCTTATGAATTTGATGAGGCAAAGCAAGAAGAAGAATTAAAGAAAGAAGCAGAAGTCCAGGCAGAAGCGTGGATGCGAAACTTCGTTAATCTATATAAAGTTTAGAGCCGAACCGAGAGCCTTATTTTTTTAAGGAAGGAGGTTTAAAACTATATGGCTGATATAGATAAATTATCGATAGTATTCGAAAGTGATGTTGATGGAGCAGTCAGCGCAATAGATAAGTTGACAGGTGCACTTCAAAGATTAAATCAAGGTATTAAGATTGACGGCAATATTGCAACTACCTTGAACTCTCTTTCAAGACTTGACAAAGTGGTCAATGGTTTAAACACCAAGAATGTTGATGCTTTTTCTAAAGGAATTAAAAATCTCGCTGAAGCATTGAAACCTTTAGAAAAAATCGGCAAAAGCGGTCTTGGTAAAACTTTGGACAGTTTATCAGATATATCTAAAGTCATCAGCAAATTAGACCAGGCAGACTTAGGCAAGTTCGGCGGGCAGATGAATCAGATTTCAAATGCCATGGCACCACTTGCACAGAACAGTAACCAGTTGTCTGATGTGTTTAATAAAATGCCGAGTGCAGTAGCCTCTGCATCCAAGTCTTTAGATGCCTATAATTCTAAATCTAGAGGCGCTAAGACTCATACAGGTGGACTGTTCTCGGCAATCAGTTCTTTAGTAAGTGGAGCACGAAATGTAAAATCCACTTTCTTGGCGATAAGTTCTGCATTCAGTTTCTTTTACGATGAAAGTGCTGAATACATAGAACAGTTAAACCTGTTCAATGTCGCAATGGGCAGTGCATCACAAAGTGCCAGCGCATTTGCTCAAAAAGTCAGTGATGCTATGGGCATCGATCCAGGCAAATGGATGGAGTACCAGGGCACACTTAATATGATGATTGAAGGCTTTGGCGTGGCGAGCAACAAAGCACAGATAATGTCGCAGAACCTAACACAGTTATCATATGACTATAGTTCTTTAATGAACGTAGATGTAAGCACTGCTTTCGATAAAATACAGAGTGCCATGTCCGGACAGATTAAAGGCTTGAAGGAATATGGTAACAACGTGTCTGTCGCAATGGTCAAACAGACAGGTCTTAAATATGGCTTACAAGGCAACGTAAGTACCTGGGATCAGAACACGCAGGCAATCATGCGATACATCACCATCATGAATAATGCCAGCAAGGTAGATGTATTCAATGATATGGCACGTACAATCAATACGCCTAGTAATGCCGTACGTATTTTGACACAGCAGTTCCATGTGCTTAGACGTGCTATTGGTAATATTGCGAGCGTATTTGCTACGGCAGTAATTCCATACATACAGGTAGCAGTTGAACTTTTAAACAAGTTTGCTAGTTTTGTGGCAGGCTTATTCGGGTTTAAATTACCAACCATTGATTATAGTGGCTTAGAAAAAGGCTCTGGTGCTATGGATGATATGGCAGATAGCGCTGGTAACGCTGGGTCAGCAGTAGATGGAACGAGCAAGAAAGTAAAAAAATTAAAGAAAGAACTTCAGACTTTAGGCTTTGATGAACTGAATATCCTCAACAATCCGAAGAACGATTCCGATAGTGGAGGCTCTGGTGGTGGAGGAGGATCCGGTGGAGTCGGTGGTGGTGGCAGTATCGGTGATATTGATTTGCCACAATATGATTTCTTGAAAGGCTTAAAGAAAGATACGGACGAAATAGAAAAGAGATTAAAGGAACTATTTAAGCCTGTTACCGATAGTTGGAACAAGTATGGCAAAGGAGTCATGGATAGTTTTAAATTCTCTTTAGACGAACTATCTGCACTTGTTAAGAGTATCGGCAAATCGTTTGGAGAGGTATGGCAGAACGGCACAGGCAAGAAGACGGTAAGTGAAATTCTACTAATCGTTAAGAACTTATGCGACTTCGTTGGATATCTAGCAAAGCGTTTCAGAGAAGCATGGGATGAAGCAGGGCTAGGAACAAAGATCATTCAGAATCTATGGGATGCTGCAAATAATTTACTTCATTCCGTTGAAGACATTAGTGAGCAGTTGAGTAATTTTGCATTCTACCTTGATTTCAAGCCAGCGTTAAAGAGTGCTTATAGTTTGTCAAAGGCTTTTAAAGAACTTTCAGATATTGTAGGAAAATATCTAAGTGATGCTTTCAAAAATGTATTGATACCATTAGCGAAATGGGGCATTGAAAAAGTTATTCCTACAGGAGTTAGCGCTTTAGCAGATGCCTTAAAGGGAGTCAGTGCTGCTCTTAAGAATTTAAGACCGTTTATCACTTTCCTAGAAAAATTAACTGTTGCCCTAGGCAAATTAGTAGGGAACACTATTTTGGTTGGTATTAGTGCATTAGGAAAAGCATTGAAGGCTATCGGTCAGTCAAAAACATTATTAGCAGCATTAACTACCACTGTAGCAACGCTTATCGCTTCTATGAAGTGGGGCAAGGTAATCAATGACTTGAACGATGTGAACAGTACCGTAAGCAAGTTGAAGGTGGTATTTGAACTGTTCAAGAGCGAAGGAATCTCTGCACTTGAACTTTTAGTACAGGATTTTGTTAAGTCACATAAGGCACTTGATACATTAGTCACTGGTTTCAAAGGATTAAATGATGCCAACGGTATACTTAGTGGAGTAAGTACTGCTGTTACTGCGTTAGGTACTAAACTCGGCGTATTGACCGTTGCTGAAGGCGGAGCAACAACTGCAACAGGTTTATTAGGTAGTGCATTTGCGTTCCTTGCGGCTAATCCATTGGTGGCTGTTGCTGGTGCTATAACTATCGCAGTCGCTGCATTAGCGATTTTCACAAGCAAAGTTAAGGATAATTCTGAGGCACAGGAAAATGCGTTAGAATCAGCAAAAAGACTATCAGATGGATTAAAGGAACAAGCCAAAGAATGGAAAAACGCCAGTGAAGAAGCGAGAAATAATGCTAGTGATGGCATAAAGAATGCCAATGTAGCCGCTGACTACGCTAGCAAATTGTATAACATTGTTGATGCGAACGGTAAAATCACAGGCAGTGTAAAACAGGCACAATTCTTCGTTGATGAACTTAACAGTCAGTTAGGAACTAACATTGAGATTCATGACGGTGTGATTTCTAATTGGGGCAAGGAAAAAGATGCGATCAACGAAACTATTGAAGCCCTTAAGCGAAAGGCAGTAATTGAAGCGTATAGCAAAGAATTTGCTGAAGCAGATATGAAGAGAGTTGAAGCCAAAAAGCAATTGGCAGAAGCAACCAGCAAACTCAATGAATCTAAAGAGAAAGAAGCAGAACTTGAAAAAAGACTTCTTGATGCTCAAGCAAATCACACAGGATCTACTATTTACCTTAGAAATGAACTTGAAAATCAGAAAAAGGTGACAGATCAATATAGCAGCGCTGTAGAAAATGCAACGAATAAATTAACCGACATCACCGAAGGATGTGATATGTACAATAAAGCAATCCAGGCAACAGATGGAACGGTTGAAAGTTCTACTGCATTCATCGTTGCACAATATGGAGTGTTAACGAAAGATGGCACATATACGTATAGTTCTTTAGTGAACGGCCTCAATGACCTTAACGCCAAGTGCGATGAAAACGGAAAAGTATGGCAGACCTTAAGTAAGACAGAACAGGAAGCAAGCAAACAAGCGAGAATTCAGTTGCTTGGTGACTTGGCTCAGAAAGCATTCAATCAAGGTAAGACATATGAACAGATGCTTTCTACTGCAAAAGCAAAAGGTGCTGAATTAACACAAGCCGATAAGGCTGAATTAAAGAAGCAGTATGACAACCTTAAGAAGCAGTCAGAAGATATAAAGGCGGTCAAAAATACTCAAAACAACACATTACTGGCTATGCTTGATAAGTACGGCATCGATAAGAATAGTAAAGATGCGAAACGCTATCAGAAAGAATTGAAAGATGCGCAAAAGAATGGTACCGAGCAAGGTCAGCACTATATTGACAAGTTAGCCAAAAAGATAAATGACGGAGCACCGAAAGTCAGCAACGAAACAAGCAAGGTTGGAAAGCAGAGTAAAGAGAAATTCGAATCTCACAAAGCAGATTTTAAAGTAGACACAAAATCGGCTGATAACATTCTTAGCCGATTCATGAGTTCGATTCCTAGTTTTAAGTCTATGAAATTAGACCTTAAGACAGATAAAAAGAGATTCAAAATCGGTGATTTCGGATTTGACATCGGTTTCTTTGCTCGAGGTGGATTTCCGGATAGTGGTCAGATGTTCGTCGCTCGAGAAGCCGGACCGGAATTAGTAGGTCGTATCGGACGCAGAACTGCCGTTGCGAATAACGATCAGATTGTACAGGGTATTGCAAGCGCCGTAAGAAGTGCAATGAGCGGTGTGAATAGTCCTAGTGCTGGTGGCACTACGAGAATTACAGTACAGAACGTTCTAAACGGCAAAGCAATCGGTGAGTCTGTCATCGAATACCACAATGGCAAAGTCAAACAGACAGGACATAGTCCTTTATTATTCTAAAAGGAGGGAGACAACGTGGAATATATTCTAGTAATAAACGGCTACGGGTGTTTCCCTAGCAAATACGAAGTACAGCTAAGTGATGTTGACAGGGAGGACGGAAGCGGAAGAAACCAAAACGGAGATATGCTACGAGATAGAGCGGGGGTCAAGAAGAAAGTCATCTTGACCTTTGCTGCTATTCCGCAGTCAAAGGCAGAACGCCTGTTGCGAGCCGTTAAGGATGAATTCGTTACTGTCACATACCTAGATCCGGAACTTGGAAAACGAACAATGACAGCTTATGTCGGTGACAGAAACTGTCAGATATTCAAATATGATAGGGCAAGTCAAGAATGGATATGGGATAGTATAACATTCAACCTTATCGAGAAATAATCAGAAGGAGGGGCAATGATGATTAACACAAGCAGACAATATCAAGATGTTATAGTTGGTCCTTCTAGAAGCATTAAAGCAAGAGTGAAATTCAACGGAGATACTTTATTAGATGATGATAAAGTTATCTCTGTTTCACTGAATGAGATAGCGAATTCTGATGAAAAAGTCACAATCGGTGAACTCAACAGTGCGAAGGCAGTCGTGGAGTTCGAAATGCCTAACGATACAATCCCTTTAAAAAACGGAATATTCAGCATTCAAAGCGGACTGCTTGTGAATGGCAAATATGAGTTTGTAGATAAAGGAACATTCTATATAGATGAGATAGAAAGCAGCATGGGCAGTAAGATTGTTACCGTCAGCGGCTACGATAGCATCTATAGAATGAATGCAGAATACAAGCCAGGCATTAAATATCCGGCGTTATTAGAAGAAGCAATACAAGATATATGCAGACAGTGCAATATCACATCTGCAATTGACAATATCCCAAGCATTACATTGGATGGCTACCAGGAAAACATTACATGTAAAACATTCATGGGCTACTGCTTAGGACTCATGGGATTGAATGGGCGCATGAATGAAAGCAACAAACTGATTGGCTACTGGTTTGAAGACAGTGGCTTTAAAGTCAAATGGGATAATCAGTTTCAGAGTGGATTCAAGCTGACATCCGACAATGATGTGAAGATCACAAGCGTGTCATGCAATGGATTGATTAGTGGTAACGGCTATGGCATATCGTTTGAGAATCCGTATATGACACAAGAGATTCTCGATGGAATATACAAGAAAGTAAACGGATTAACTTATAGTCCATCAACTGTTGAATGGAGAGGGAATCCGTCATTACAGATAAGTGACATCATCAAAGTAGAAGATAACAACGGTACATTTCACAATGTCATTCTAAGTGAACACACAATCACATTGACAGGCATGAAAGACAGCATCACTTGTAAAGGCTCAAACGGTGAAGTTGTGATGAGTACATCAAACTCGCCTACGCAGTTAGTCGTAAAGCGATTGTACAACACACTCACAAATGCACTCAAGACAAACAGTGAGAACATTCTAGGGCATAATGGCGGCTACTACAGAGTAGACTTCAACGAAGAAGGGCAGCCTAGTGGCTGGTCTATTATGAACACACCGACACTCCGTGATGATACCAAGATGTGGAAATTCTCTAGTGGTGGTCTTGGCTACAGTGTTGATGGTGGTAAAACGTTCACAAAGATTGCATTTGACCTGGAAGGAAATTTCAGTGCTAATGCTATCACGACTGGCATTATAACCGGAGAGATGTTCGAACTTAATCTTGATAACGGTGTTATTAAGATAGGTGAAAGAGACGATAAGGGGGAGATAAGTAACCCTAGCCTATACGTGAACGAAAAAGGCGAAGTGAAAATTAGAGCGTTTGAAAGAGTCGAGAATAAGGCTGATGAAGCGCTTAAAGAAGCACAGGGCTCTGTTAAGAAATTCGTATGTGAGTATGCTAGTTCGAGCGATGGAGTTACACCTCCCGAAACAGGGTGGTCAGAGACTGCACCGACTTGGCGTCCTGGATTCTATATATGGCAGAGAACAGCCACGACGATCAACAATACTG